TAGTTGTTGCTGCATCGTCAAAGTCTAATGATTGGAATCCTGCCTCAGATAGAGAATAACCAGTGTTTTGCATAGTCAATGAAACACCAGTTACGGGTGACACTGCAGTTCTTGTAAATGCAATACCTGTATTGGTTTGAGTTGAAACAGAACCAAGTCTTGCTGCATCAGCATTTTTATCAACTTTAAGTGCATATCCATCAAAATCTACAAGATCATAACGGTTCATATTTGTTGTGAACCATGCATCATCAGTCCAGTCATATGTAAATCCAAATGCACCTGTTGTAGGTAATGCACTAACATCAGATGGAACAGTTGGTGTAACTGCTTTATTTCTCAATCTTATATTATCAACATGGAACTGACCTTGTTCATTCGATCTAAAGTTACCTATAGTGCCACTTCTGCCAGGAAACTGACCAACATATAATGTTTTAGCACCTAAACTTGTACCTGCAGTTGTACTTTGTATTACTTGTATACCATTAATGTAAACTGTATATACATCACCTTCTCTCTTTAATCCAACCCATTGCCATGTATTGTCTGCATACATGTTACTTAATGCAGATTGTGCTGCTCCACCTGCAGCATTAAGTTTAGTGGAACTATTTGTTATAACAAGTTCTAACTTACCTGATGATGTATCATAGTATAACCAAAGACCACCAGTTCCCTCTTCAGCATCACCAATACCTAATAATGTTTGTTGTGTAGGTGATACAGAAGTTGTAGATGCATTCTTGTATATCATCATCTCAAAAGTGAAATCACTTGCAAGAACTGTACCTAATTGAGTTCCAGATACTGCTAGATTTGCTTGTGTCCAAGATGTTTGTCCTGTTTGATAACCATTGATCTTAGCAACATTATCTGCATATGTAATAGAGTTATTAGTTGATGTAGATGTTAGTGTGTAATGAGTAGTAATGTCTGCATTTGAACCAGATTCAAATGTGTATATAAACTCATTTCTATTCAGTTGTGTTTGACCAACAAGATGCACATCACCAGAGTTATCAGCATCTATAGAGTATACTGTAAGACCTTCTATTCTATTTGCTGTGAACTGAGTAGTTGTATGATTCTTTATCTTACCATCATATCCAATCTTGACTGTATCGACAGTTGTTAAAGTGTCTGTATTATTTGCTCTAGTAAATGCTACGTTTAAATCACCAAATATGTCAATAGCAGAAGTTGATGCCATAGTAACATCTCTTCCTGGCGCAGCGTAACGATAGTTCCAAATAAATTCACCAGTAGAATCTATTTTACCAACCCAGAAACCATCTGCAGTAACATCATCAGACTTAAGTCTTAAACCACCTGTAATATAAAGTTCTTTAAACTCATCTATATCAATACTTGCATTTAATATTGAATATAAACTATTTGCATATTGTTTGATCCAAGTAGTAGTAATACTGTTTACACCAAATACAATTTTAGCAACAGCAACATCTACGTCAGCAGCAGTTGGATTTGCTGCAATTTCCATACAAGCATATACATCAGTTCCATCGATTACAATATCAGTAATTTTCTCAGACTTGTTAGAAGAAGCAAGTTTTCTCTTGATTGCAAAGTTACCACTAGTATCAATAGATGCAATGAAGGCATCATAAGGTGCACCAGAGTTAGTATTAGTAAAACCACCAATAATAAATCTAGTATCTGTATATTTCTTAATACATGTGATATGATCAGCACGAGTCGAACCAGATATACCTGCATATCCTCTCTGGAACGCTAAACTAGCACTCAAACCATTTGATGCCTCAACATATTTGGCAAGTATTATATCTGGATTATATGCTGACAATATTGAAGCATTTGGTCTATTCTCACCAACTACCCATATATCATGACCGTCAACAAACAATCTGATAAACTCAGAATCTCTTTCGGTGCTAATATCAACAAGTTCTAAAGTTTTCTCCCACTCTTTAACACCAGATGCAGATAGTTTTGCTACAAATGCAACTGTATTAGCGGGTGATTGATCATCATATGTTTTACCACAAATATAAACTTCCTTATCATCATTTACATAAACATCATTTACTTTCACATAATTTCTATTTGATAACTTAGAAATGTAATAATCTGCTTTTTTGAATATCTGAGGATGTGATAAAATAACACGAGGGTTGCTTGTGTATCCATAACCTGAGTTTAAAATATTAACAGTTTCAATAGAACCAACAGGACTTACAGTCGCTTGTAACTCACCACCAGTACCACCGCCACCATCAATAATAATAGCAGGTGGAATATCAGTGTTATATCCAGATCCAGTTTGATTTACTACAATCTCTTCAATACCTTTGAATTGTCTAACAGTAAATGTCTTATTTGTGTTTGACATAATAGGTGTATAGTCAATAAACACACTATCACCAACTCCAAGGTTATGAGGATTAACTGTAGTAAGTTTACCAAAGTTATTGCCACTAATGTTCTCAAATGTGTATGCCTCCACTGCTTCACCTGCAATTCTAGAGACACGAGCAGAAACACCACTACCATCAGTATCGGTATCATCAAATATCAATCTATCTTGAACTTGATAGTTAACACCTGGATTTTCAATAGTGAATCCAGTTACAGAAGCATCTTCAAACTTAGTGGTAGTCTCAACTTCAATATCAACCTTTGAATCAAATCTAACTGATGGGAAGTAATCAAATAACTGTAATGGTGATTCTTCAAAGATTTGATCTGGATCATCAGTCTCAGATTGTTCAATAACACCACTTCTATCTTCGTCTTCTATCTCAAATAGTAATACGTCACCATTTTCTAGTGTTAGAGCATTTGTAGAAGCATTTGGTGCTCTTTCAACATCAATATCAACATTTTCATAAGGATCACGATATCTAACAACACCAGTAGGGATATTCTGTTGAATAGCATCTGCATTCAAGTTCCATGGATCTACAACAGAGTTAAAGTCAGGTCCTAAGACATATGGGAATAATGCATTACCATCTTCTGTAGAATCTATAGTAACAAAGTAGCAGTATCTACCATCTGGATACTCAGGAGTTTTACAGAATCTACCGTTGTATTGGTCAAGTGCACCTAGACCAAACACATATTCATAGTCTTCTACAAAGTTACCTGCTGCTTCTGCAGATAGTAAAGGTCCATCTACCCTAACAGGATTTGGATTGGAATCAACATTATAAACAAGATTTTGTTTAAGTTGATAAGATGTATTGAGTTTTATTATAGATGAAGATTGATCAGTAGGATCTGAGTATGCATATGGACCGTATATTGGGTTACCATCGAATGCCCAACCAACAATAGGAGAATGTAATAATCCACTTTCTCTTTCTTTTATTAAACCTGCTGTATTTTCAAATAAGTTATCACCAAGAATATATCTAAGTGTTTGTGGATTACTTAAGTGTGCGTATTCACCACCATATTGATTATTGTATCCTTCAAATACAGAACCTTTTGCAGCATCAAATGTTGTTGTCTTCTGTAAGTTGTAAGTCCACTGGAATACGTTAGCATTAAATGTTGCACCTTGACCAACTGAGTTTAAATTGATTAGAGTAGTTCCCTGTGTATAACTGATACCTCTGTTTACAATAGTAATACTAGTAACTCTACCTGCGTTTTCTCCATCAGTGTCTATGGTTGCTCTAGCAACTGCACCAAATCCTTGACCTTGTATTGTAATCTCAGGTGCAGTTGTATATCCAGATCCAGCAGAAATAATCGCAATAGATATGATTCTACCGTTGTTGACTATAGCTTGTGCAACAGCACCACTACCTGAGCTAAGTGTAACACTAGGTGTAGAGGTGTAAGATTGACCGCCTGATCCCACGGTGACTGCTTGAATAGGACCACGAACAGATGCAGTTGCATTTGCACCAGTACCACCGCCACCAACAATAGTGATTTGTGGTTGTGAAGTATATCCTGTACCACCTGAGTTGATTAGTATTCTAGATACAACACCTTTTGTAATGATAGCAGTTGCAGCAGCACCAGAACCTCCACCACCAACGATTGACACTAGAGGAGATGACTTATAACCAGAACCTCCAGAAGTAACCGTAATTTCACTAACAGAACCATTGACAGTAACACTAGCAGTTGCACCTGTTCCTCCACCACCTGATATAGTCAAAACAGGAGGAGATGCAGCATCATATCCAGTTCCTGCATTAGTAATACCAACGCTAGTAACAGCACCAAATGTTTTCTTAGAAGTTGACTTGTATGACCAGATTGATACACCATTTACCCAAGTACCAATAGGTCCAGGATTTATAGTGTTTTTGGTTGATATAGTTGTAGAAACTATAGGGAAACGATTTAACTTACGTTGGTTACCTGGTAGAAGAGCAGAACCAGGAAACGGACCAATCTTATAGTTGGGTATACCAGTGGATGCTAAGTAGGCATACTGTGTATTAAAGAATGAATTTTGTACGTTGGTAGTATATGGTCCTATAGCACTCAATACAGCAGCACTATCAGACTTACCTTTGTTTAGGTCAACAGATATAAGAATATTACCCTGTGGTACCACAGTTGCAGGTTGAGGCAACTGATATTGGAATACTGTGTTTGTATCTCTAGATGTAACTAAGAATGTACCATTATAGATGATTGGGTTAGCACCATAAACAGTAACCTGATCACCAACTAGTAAACCATGATTATTAGCACATGTTACAGTTGCTGCTTGCTGATTAACACCACCATAAGTAATGCTAGTAACTTGAATAAGTTTTTTGACGTTATATAACCAAGTTGTTAAATGTGGATCAGTACTAGTACCACCTAACTTAGAAACTGTTAGTTTGTCGCCTGGTAGATAATAAGAACCAGTGTCAGTTAAAACAGTTTGCTGTGCATCAACTATACCTACTATGTTCATGACCACTTCTTGTGGTGTACCCTTGTTTACAAATACTGTAAAGTTAGATGATACCTGAGTGGCAGAATCCCAATCTTCTACAACACCATTTGCTGAACGAGTACATTCAATAAACTGGTTAAGTGATTTTTCTTTATATTGTACAACTTCTGTCCTAGAACCCGAACCAATAACAAACTCACCGTTTCTTTCTGGCCATCCTACAGTAGAGTCAACCGTAATAATTGAGTCGGTTGTATTGAGAGGTTCAGCAAGTTTTGTCTTATATGGTACGGTAAATGTCCCATTGATAGTCTCTTCTGATAAAACAAGTTCAAATATCTCAACATCAGATGTTTTGATCGAAATATAGTTTTCAACTAACGCACTAGCAGCTTGAACATTAGGATCAGCAATATCTGCATCCTGTGTAATCAAACCGTCTCTTATATTTGTAGCATCACCAGAAACCTTAGTTGCTCTTAAAATAGTGTCTATAGACCATGTTGCATCAGATGGTTTAATAATCTGATCTTTTGGATATGTAACTGTGACATTCTCTCCATATAATAGTTTGAAGAGGTATGCAATACTAAATGATGTACCTTTAGTTGAATAAAAGTCTTTTACAGTTTTGATTGCTGTACGAACGTCAATCTTAGAATAATCTAGTTCTGGAACGTCTGGTAAGAACTGTTCAGTGTATTTGTCTAATAATCTCTTGACAAACAACGCATCAAGACATTTTACCTTAGTGCCAACTGCAGCACTAGCAGCAGTAGTATTATTACTGAATACTGCGTTACCATCTTCCGTATATGAAGTAATACCTGACGCTGCTCTAGCACATCCAATAAATTCTGCCTTTGTATATCCAGAACCTGCTTCTGTAACATTGAAACCTGTAACTTGATTAAGACCAATATCAGCAGATGCTTTTGCTTGAGGTGGAGATTGGATTACGATCTCAGGAGGATTAGCAGCAGAATATCCGCTACCAAACGCACTAATGTTAATATCAGTGATCTGACCATTGAAAATAGAAGCAACCGCAGTAGCACCTGTACCACCGTTGGTTCTATTATCTACAATGTAAACTGATGGAACATCATCAAATCCGCTACCACCATCAAGTAAGTCTATTCTTATAACACGCCCATCTCCGTCAACGACTGTTTCTAAGACTTGTGCACCTACAGGATCAACTATAGCAACTCTAGGTGTAGTGGTATATCCTTGTCCCGCATTTAATACTGATATACTACCAATCTTACCTTCACTAGTTAAGTTTGCTCTTAGTGCTGCCTTGATTGAGTTAGTTCCTGTTGGTTCGTCAATATACACCGTAGGTGCGGTAGTATATCCAAAACCACCATCAGTAACAGATATAGAAGTAACTTGACCATTAGTGATTACAGGAGCACCTAGTTTTGCCCCGCCTGGTTGAACAAAAGTGATTCTAGGTGTAAATGTATATCCAGAACCAGAGTTAGTAACATTCAGTGCAGTAACCGCGCCATTTTCTACAGTAGCACTAATAGTTGCTTGAGAGGATCCCGCTTTAGTTGGTGCTTGTACTTGTACGACAGGAGGGTTAGTTGTGCTATAACCCTTTCCTCCGCTTAGTAGAGTTAAATCCTTAATACCATTAACAAGAGCAGTTGCAGCAGCTCCTGATCCAGTAGGATGGTTAATAGTAACTTGTGGAGGATATTCGTATCTGTATCCAGAACCAATAGAACTAGATGAAATGCTTGTTAGAGTTCCTGTATCACTGATACGAGCAAATCCAATCGCACCACTACCAAATGAAGGTATTGGTGCTTCTATGGAGTGTAATGATAAGAAACGACCATTTAGAGGTGCTTCTTTAAATATAAACTGATTCTTATCAACAAAGTAGTCAACTTTAGGAACTAGCAATCTATTATCATAGATTACATTCATATACTCTTCATTAATAGGTTCGTATGATACTCCGTTACGAGTTAACGAAAATTGTTTTTTACCGTCTCCAAACGCGCCAGATATGTTATCTATTGCAAGAATTGGATTTTCAATGAAACCACTAAGGTAATAAATGTAGGTAGTTTCCGCACCATCTGCAGGTAACTTCGTTCTTGGTGCGGTAGTGAATACAATATTGTTACCAGATACCGTGTAATCTATATTTGGTATGAGTATTTTACCGTACACTGATACAATCAAGTGTTGTGCACTAGGAGGTGCTACGGGATTCTCTTGAGAAGTAAGCGGAAACTGTGTAGTGCTTCCATCAAAGTTGTTTAGTATTGATGCAAGAGTTGTCCACTTAAGTTTTACCTGATCATATCCTATTCCTGGTGTAAGTGTTATAAACGGTGCTGCTTGAATATCTTCGTAAAATATAACTTCATCGCCTATAAGAATAGATCCACTTTTATCTAAGAAAGGACCTACATCTTCTACTACAATCCTATCATCTGTTGCAGAAAGAGATTCTACAACTGTTGTTTGACCATCAAGTATCCCGATATCAAGTTTATCGATATCAAGGTATGATAGAAAGTTATTAAGTATATTTTGTCCTAATCCAGTTTTTTCCTGTGACTGATAATAATATTCTAAAAATTTATTAAACAGAGGATACTCTGACCCAATAAAATCGGGTGATTGAGATTCAATCGACTGGGAGACCTTATTAATGTTCATCTCTTATGAGAAACAGACGGATGTGTTTAGACCACCACTGTTATCAATAGGTGCAACTTCCACTACGGACGGTGTACTGTCAAATATTGTTGGTGTCAAACTATTTAGAGGGATTGTAGGAGGTGGCGTAGTACCAATAGGTGATACTGTTACTTCGGGACTAATAATGTTGATTATTGTTCCTGGTGTAGAAGCAGGTATCGTGCTGCTATTAGCAGGAATCATAACAACAGGAATCTGTAAATCTCCTGGTAGAAGTGTTGCATCCGTAACACTTCCTGCACCAGTTACACTATCAATAACATTAATAGCGTTTGGTGATGGAGTATTTGCTCCTGTACTAATAACGTTGATAGGACCGAAACATATTTGACCTGTTGCATAATTTACTGTACCTGCATTATTATTGGTATATACTTTCTTATTTCCTGTATTATAGAATGTTCTTATATTTCCATATCCATCATCTTCAAACTGTTGATCAACGCCAGGTCTATCTGCTGTTCTAAAGGTTCCAGATAGAACTACAGGTTCCTTTGTACAACCAGATGCCTCATTACCGTCCTGACTAGGTGCAGAGTTGTATAACTCGCCTCCAGTGCTAATACAGTAGGTATTAGTTTGATTACTATTAGGATAGATGTATTTTAGGATAGTGGTTTGAACAGAAACGTCAGAAATAGCAGAATCAGCAAGTGTGATTGCTTTTTCATATGCTTGTCCTCTAAATGTTGAGTTGAAGTTGTTTATCTGTGTTTGACTTGCCCATTGGTTGATTGCACCTTGAACATTTGTCTTAATTTGAGATGATGATGATCCTGCGCCAGTATCGTATAGAACAAAAGGTTTTGTGTAGATGTAGATGTTATCAGGATCGACTACAACAGGGTCAATCGATGCCATGGCATATTTCCTAAGGTCTGCTGCTATTTCCTTCTTTGTAGCGTCATTTAGAAGGGATCCAGTCTTAGTTTTGATTGCAATGAACACTTTTCCGTAAATCGGAGGATTCAAACTGTCTCCACCATAAGCAACAACAGAATCTGCGTTATTATAGATCCTTTGAGTGATCAAAGCGTAGTCTTGTGCTGTAACTGCTCTGTATTGGGCGGAATAGTATCTTGGTGCGTTATATTTGATTGATTCTACAGTTTCAGCGTCACTACCAAGTTGTGCACGGTGATTTACTGCTAAAGTAGTTGAGTTTGCAGAATATGTTTGTCCTTGAGAATCAACAAGACTACCAATAAAGTTAAATGCCTTAACTTCGTTTGCTTTTTTACCAGAAGTGACCAAATATTCTAAATTTACGACTTCTCCATCTTTTAATGCTCTTCCAACACTGTCATCTCCAAATTTAACTTGGAAACGCATATCTTCACCCTCTGAGAGGAAGTATGCTCTTGTAGTTGCTGTTAGATTGGTAACTGTATCAACTCTATTGTAAATATCTGATGCTGTTGCTGTTTCGTTTGCTCTTACAGTAACATTGAGTGTATTGATGTCTGCTTCAGCAGAAGGAATGGTATATACTTGATTTGCGAAGGTGTTTACAACATATTGAAAAGAAACAATCGATCCTTCATACACACAAAGGTCTGCAAAGGTTCCAATACCTGTTGTAGGACTAACTTCTACAGTTGTATCTCTTAAAACGTTCCAAACATAGTTACCACCAGTTGCAGTTGCTCCTTTTTTCAAAGTAACAGTGCTAGGATAGACTCCATTTGACTGAACTGTCTGTATATCTACTTTTAATGATGCTCTAGCAGAAATTACACTCCTAGGAGTATAGTTTAACAACTTAGCAATGTTAACAACGTTGTCTCTAACAGTAGAAGACGGTAAAAACGCTTCATTCAATGACATATTGGCATTGAACGCAGAATAGTAAGTATTGTAGGCAAGCATGTCTACCATGTAAGACAATGCTGATCCATCAAAGTCATAATCCGTAAACTCGGAGCGAGTTCTTAGGTATGATTTGATACTTGCTTTGATATCTTCAAAGTCTAGTGCTGTTAGGTTATTTGGTTGCATTACTCAGGTCTCTGTAAGACAAATGTGATATTCTCAACTACGGGTAGACCTATAATTCTGTACTCAACTGAAACGTTGATTTTGTTTTGCTCGAAAACGGGCAATACTTCCACTTTGGTTAGATTTACTCTTGGTTCATGCTGTTTGATGGTATTTATTATCTCATCCTTGATTGCGTCTGCTGTAAACGCATCCATTGGTTCAAATAGTAATCTATTTACTTGTGATCCAACTAGGGGTTGAAAAGGTTTTTCACCAGGAACGGTTA